TATTTAGTGAGCAAGACCAGAAAGTTAAGGTCGCCATTAATAAAAAAGTAACATGGGATCAGCAAGCATTGCGTGATGCTTTCGATAGCATGGATGCTGAAGATGCAAGACACTATGCAAAAGTCACATATTCTGTTGACGAGAGGAAGTACACTAATGCTCCTCCAGCTATTGTTGCAAAGCTTCAGCCAGCCAGAACTGTCGAGCAAGGCACAGTTAATGTTGATCTTGTACAAACAGAGGAGGCTTAATTGGCTTTAGAAATCATAACTGCCGAACAACGTATGGTAGAAAAGCGAGGTCATAAGATGGTCATCTGTGGTCAAAGTGGTGTGGGCAAGACAACTCTTGCTCGTACTCTTGATCCCGATAAGACTTTATTTATTGATCTTGAGGCAGGAGATACTGCTATTAAGGATTTTCCTATTGATGTAATTAGACCAAAAACATGGCAAGAATGTCGTGATTTTGTTTGCTACATCGGTGGTGTCAATCCATCCCTTACAAGGGAGCCTTATGATAAGTTACATCATGAGAGAGTTATGCAAGAGTTTGGAGATAAACTTGTGCAAATGAATAAATACGACACAATTTTTGTGGACAGTATTACAGTTGCAGGTCGTTTATGTTTTCAATATTGTATGTCTCATCCCGATAACATTGCTGAAAGATCGGGTAAAGTCGATACTCGTGCTGCTTATGGTATGCACGGAAGAGAGATGATGGCTTGGCTTACACATCTACAACATATTAGAGATAAGAATGTTATATTAGTTGGCATACTTGACTCTAAGTTAGATGATTATGGTCGAACTAATTATGAGTTACAAATAGAAGGTTCTAAAACTGCACGAGAATTACCTGGCATTGTTGATGAAGTTATTACAATGACAGTGATGGGTGGTTCTGATGGTGTGCAACCATATAGAGCTTTTGTATGTCAAACTCTTAATGAGTGGGGGTACCCAGCCAAAGATAGATCGGGTAAACTTGAGGTTATTGAAGAGCCACATTTAGGCAAATTAATAGCCAAGCTTAACGGCAGTCATGTTACCGATTTAAATAAAGTTAAATCACAACCAATTAAGGAAGGAGAAAAATCGTGATTGATTTAAATAATGTAGGGGATATGTCACCAAGTGATTTTGAGTTAATCCCAGATGGAACTATTGCAAGAGCAATAATTACAATTAAACCTAATGCAGTTACAATACCAGAGTTGAGTAATGCACCATTGTTCAGAGCTTCACAAAGCACGTCAGCTAAGTGGCTTGAAGTCGAATATACCATCATTGGTGGTCAATTTGATAAACGTAGGTTTTGGCATAATCATTTCTTTGATGGCGATGCTAGAGATGATAATGGTGTATCCAAGTCGAAAAAGATTGGATTGCAATGGTTAAAAGCAGTGTTGGAGAGTCATAAAAATATATCTGCCAATGATGCTTCACCAGAGGCACAAGCCGTAAGGCAGTTAGATGCTTCCCAAGGTGGTGTAGCTTCAATTAATGGCATGAGTGTATGTGTTAAAATCGGCATTGAGAAGTCTAATGATCCTATGTATGCTGATAAAAATAAGGTCAAAGTTATTATGACACAAGGCATGGATGGATATATTCCTAATGGTTCTGCACCAGCAACGAATACGTCATCACAACCACAGACCCCACCATCAGGTGGTACTGTACCTAATTGGGCAAAGTAGTGATGATAGGCATAGCAAGGGCTAACTGACCTTAGTCTACTTGCAACTCGTTTGGGTAGTACGAGTGCCCTAAAACTACCCAACATTAAGCCAGTGAGGAATATATGATTTTAAGACCATATCAAGAGATAGCAGTACAAGATGCTTCAGATGCTTTAGATAAGCATAAAAATACTATTGTTGTTGCACCAACTGGTGCTGGTAAAACTATTATGTTATCGGCATTGATTGGCAAACGATATTCCAAAGGTAAAAAAGTTTTAGTATTACAACACAGAGATGAACTTGTAGGACAGAATGCAAGTAAGTTTAGTCGTGTTAATCCAAAAATATCAACAAGTGTAGTTGATGCTTCACAAAAGAATTGGGATGGTAGTGCAGTATTTAGCATGGTGCAGACCTTATCCAGACCGAACAATTTAGATAATATGTCGAAAGTAGACATGATGGTCATAGATGAAAGTCATCATGCCATAGCTGATACATACATGAGAATTATTAAAAGAGTTAAAGAAGCTAACGAGTCTGTAGAGATTGTTGGCTTTACGGCTACGCCTAATCGTGGTGACAGAAAAGGTTTAAAAGGTGTATTCAATAACTGCTCACATCAGATTGAGATAGGCAACTTAATACGAGAGGGTTTTCTTGTTCCACCAAAAACATTTGTTGTTGATGTGGGTGTGCAACAAGATTTACAAAATGTTCGTAAAACAGTTTCAGACTTCGACATGAGTGAAGTCGAGCAGATCATGAACAAACGTGCCATCAATGAAAAGATTGTAGAGGAATGGCAAGACAAAGCTGGAGATAGGAAGACTGTAATATTTTGTAGCACAGTCGTTCATGCACAAGATTTATGTGATGAGTTTAGAAGATCACAAGTTAGAGCAGAGATTGTAACAGGTGAAACGCCATCGGAACAAAGAAAACAAATACTTCATGATTTAGAACATGGAGATGTCCAGGTGGTTGTTAATGTTGCAGTTTTGACAGAAGGTTTTGATGCACCACCTGTCAGTTGTATTGTGCTTACAAGACCATGTTCATACAAATCAACAATGGTGCAGATGATTGGTCGTGGACTACGAACAATAGATCCAGAGGAACATCCTGGAATAATTAAAAAAGATTGTATTGTGTTAGACTTTGGCACAAGTGTGTTAACACATGGATCACTTGATGAGGGCGTTGATCTTGATGGTAAAGATAAATCACAATCAGGAACTGGACCAGAGAAAGTGTGTCCAAATTGTAAATGCCTTATACCATTGAGTGTTCGTGTCTGTCCTATGTGTGGGCATGAAATCGAAATGCAGGCAAAAGAGTTGCTTGAAACATTTAACATGACAGAGATTGATCTTATCGATAGATCTCCATTTAGATGGATTGACTTGTTCAATAATGGCAAATGTATGTCAGCAAGTGGCTTTAATGGATTTGGTTTGGTTGCACATTTAGATGATGTTTCTGTAGCTTTAGTTAAGCGTACAAAGGGCAAAATTAGAATTGTAGGTGTAGGTACTAAAGAACAAGCTTTAGCCTCTGCTGACGATTTTTTAAGGCAAATAGAAGATAGTGACGGAGCTAAGAAAGGTAAAAGATGGTTGAATCAAGCTATGACAGAAAGACAAAGAGAAGCTTTAGCAAGAGAAAATAAAATTGTTAGTCCATTAGATTTAAGCTTCAGTAAATATAAAGCTGCCTGTTGGTTAAATTATTTGTGGAATAAACGAGAGATAGATGGCAAAGTTTTAGATTATTACGAAGGAGATAATAATGCAGCATAAACCTAATCAGAAAGCTAGTGAAGCTTTACAAAAGGTAGATTTACTAATTAATGGAGCAAGAGCAAAGTCACATGGCAATGCTTTTGAAACACATACAGACATAGCCCAGTTGTGGAGCCTTTTACTCAAAAACAAATTAAAAGAGCCATTAGATGTGCATGACGTATACAGGGCTATGATCGGAATAAAACAAATTAGAAATCGTCAAAATCCAAAGGTAGATGACAATATGATAGATATTATTGGATATGCTGCACTTGCGATAGAGGCTAAAGATGGCAAGAATTAACGTAGATTATCAACTCAACATGAAGTCTAAAAGTGATGTGCATTATACTCGTGAGGGCAAGATTGTTATACCTATATTTTTAGGAGATAACAAAGACCATGTGTTAGATCACATAGATACATACATTGAAGAAGCCATTAAAGACACAGATGATGAGTTATTAGGTGGTATGATAGTGGCTGAATTTTTAGGAGTTTGTCACTATTTTGATTTTATAGTAATGGAAGAAGGAGACAAGAAATGGAAAAACATGGTGTCGGGAACAGACACAGTACATTGAATTTGACACAAGGCAATGCTATTGCCATAATCTTTGGAACTAATTCAGTCAATGGGGATTACATCAATGGCATTTTCAACTCTAATTCAAAGTCAGCCTTATCAGGCAATGAGTTCTAATATGTTAGATCAAGAAATATCAAATATTATTGACGAAGCTATCGTCAAAAAGAACAAAGAAGTTAAGCAAAGAACCTATCTTGGTGCTTCTAGTTTAGGAGATTCCTGTTCCAGGAAAATACAATATCGATATATGGGAAAGCCCATCGATGATGAACGGGATTTTGATGCAAGGACACTGCGAATATTCCAGTTTGGTCATGAAATAGAATTAAGTGTAGCTGGTTGGCTTAGACAAGCTGGATTTGATTTGCGAGTTCAGGATAAGAATGGCGAACAATTTGGATTTAGTATAGCTGAAGGTGAGGTCAAAGGTCATATCGATGGTGTTATTTGTGGAGGACCTTTGAATGCTAAATATCCTATGTTGTGGGAATGTAAGTCAGCTAATGATAAGAAGTTTAAAGAGTTCCAGTCAAAAGGTGTTGCACTGGCAAATCCTGTGTATGCAGCACAAGTTGCATTGTATCAAGCTTACATGGAGCTAACAGATAATCCATGTCTATTTACTGTATTGAATAAGAATACAAGTGAGATCTATTATGAGTTTGTAAATTTTAACAAAGCTTTAGCACAAGAGATCAGTGACAAAGCAGTATCAATACTTGAAGCTACAAAAGCAAATGAGGTATTACCACGAATAGCACAGTCTCGTGACTACTTCGCTTGCAAATATTGTGAGTTTCAAGACACTTGCTGGAGTAATTAAATATGAGGACGAAGGTAGCATCGCCCTCATATACTTCAGCCAATGAAGTGAGGTCAGTATAATGAACATTATAAAATTTGGCAATAAGAATAGGGATATGTCAGCCAATGAATTAGTCGATTTGATTAGTCAGAAAGTCCCAGCCAGCGTACAAATTAACGCTCTTCGGGATACTTATCCACAAGGAGAAATCAGAGGAGATGTGTTTACCATCGGGTCACTACATGGTGAACCTGGCAAATCTTTAAAGATAGATATTAATCCAAGATCACCTTATTTTATGAAGGGATCGGACTTCAACGGAGCCGAAGGTGTAGGTGGCATTGTAAAGATTTTGATGGAGGGAAGGAACATGAGATTGCCTGAAATCAAAGAATTGTTCGGAAACTATCTGGACGAATCATCACCTTCGGAGCCAGATATTCCAAAAGAATTAAGCGTAACATTTAAAAAAACATATGACATAAACACGCCATTTGATCATGAGCACTTATATCTGTCAGTTGATGGCGAACTCTTATGTCGTGTTCGTAGATATAATATTAAAGATGAGAATGGCAATCCAGTTATGGACAGTCATGGCAAGCCTAAAAAAGAGTTCAGGCAGTTTACAGATGCCTCTTATCCAAAGATACCTGATGTAAGACCTTTATATAACCTACCGAATGTTGTTGCGTCAGAAAAGGTCATATGGGTTGAGGGCGAAAAGTGTGCTGATGCACTTAATGAGATCGGGTACACTGCAACTTGCACAATGGGAGGAGCTGGTATGCTTTCTCGTAAGTCAGCCAGTAGGTTTGACTTCTCACCATTACAGGACAAAGAACTTATTATATGGGGTGACAATGACAATGCTGGGCGTAAGGTAGCTGAACTGGTTCAGGAACTGGCATTGAATGCTGGTGCAAGATCGGTAACCACATTAACGCCACCAAGAGGTAAACCAGAGGGTTGGGATGCCGTTGATGCCATATCGGAAAGCTTTGATGTCCAACATTTTTTAAACACAACAGTCAAGCATACCAGACGTAACATAAATTTACTGGACGATAGTTTACTGGTCAGCCGTTTTGAAGGTAATGCACCCGAACAAAAGTTTCTGGTCGATGGCACATTTCCTCTGGGCGTGCCAATAATATTCTCTGCAGCAGGAGATGCTGGTAAAGGAATGATGACACTGGACTTAGCTATGAAAGTAGCTTCAGGTCAGCCATTAGCCGAGAGTTTTGGTAGCTCCATCGGGGAGTTTGGCAACGTGGTAATCTTCACGGCAGAAGATGACGAGGCAGAAATGCACAGGAGGATTGAGCGTTTGGATCCGAACAATTTGAGATTTTCGTACCAGCATGAGCTACGAGTCGTGTCACTTCCTAACGTAGGTGGTGTGTTCCCAATACTTCAGGATACCAGAGATGGCTACAGCACCAGTGAAGAATTTGATAAACTTTACGAACAATTACTGCAAATGAATAACTTGAAGCTCATTATTTTTGATCCTCTGGCTTCATTTGTTCATGCTGATGTCAACGCTGATCCAGCAGCAGGAGCTGCTTTAACTGGTTTACTGGCACAGATCGGAACAGAAACTGGTGCGTCAGTCGTGATGTGTCATCATATGACAAAGATCAAAGATGATACAGTGGTCAATACTCCAGAGCAAGCAAGGTTACTTATAAGAGGTACGTCAGCGTTAGTAGATGGTGTGCGTTGTGCGTTTGCATTATGGCAAGTGGATGAAGCTACTGGTCGTAGACGTTGCATGGACATCGGAACGGAGTATGAGCGTAACAGGTGTTTTGATGGTGCAGTTGTAAAATCTAATGGACCAGCTAACAGAAATATTAGACATTTCGTCAGAAATAGTTACTCTGGATTATTAGAGGACAAGACTGAAGAGATTAAAAGACTGCACTCTGGTACAAATAGAGAGATTAAAAAAGATGCCTTGTTCTCTTGGATAGCAACCTGTGAGAGGGAGGGAAGAGCCTTGACACAACAATCGGGAGCAGATGCAATACAACAACGTATGGCTTCAGATGCTGATGCACCAAGAGTATTAAATAATCTTACACAAAGAAGCATTGACGGAATTGTTCGTGAACTTATCCAGGAATCACGAATCGGGAAATATTCATTCTCAGCATCGGGTGGTCGTAAATGGCTTGGCACAACAGATGGCGTGATGTCTCGTGGAGAATACGAGGCAACCACAGCAACGGATAATGTCTAAGAAGGGCAAATACAGTAAGAACAGTAAAAAATACAACGAACTGATTGCGTTTACAAAAAAATTAATCAACGAAAAATCCAACCAGCTAGATGAGTCCGAACAATTATTCGAGGACGATCCCAGGGCAGCGAAGGAAAAAGAATATGGTCGAGTCAGAAGAAAGCCGACTCATGTTTTTTCCAAAAGTACATTAAGTGATATTT